ACGTATCAGTGCTTGGCCTCGCCCGTCGAGAATATCTTGGACGGCAACGGCGCCCCGCCGATCAATAACACGCGGTTCCAAATCGATTGCTACGACCGGGGCTACAAAGGCGTGCGCGCATTGACTAAGGCGATCATCGCGGCGCTGCAGGCATGGGGCGTGCAGAACACCGTGCAGACGAGCCCGGAGGATTTTTACGAGAGCGAGATTCAAGCCTATCGCGAGATGTTCGAGGTCTCGGTCTGGCACTACGACTGAATGGAGCCGCAATGGACCGCGATCAGGTATTGAAAATTTGGGCCGAGACGCAAGGAACGGACGAATCTGACGACGAGCTGATCGCGTTCGCAGCCGGCATTGAGAGCGAGGTCGCGCTGCCGCTGAAATTGGCCCTGCAGCGCTGGCTTCCCAACGCTCGGTTCGACGGATCCGAGCTCGATGCGCAGCTGCTCAAAGATACGTTCCTAACTGTTGGCATGGACGGCAAGACGCGGCAATTCGGCGAGGAAATACTGCGCCGCGCGGAAATTGCTGAAAGCAGCCTTGCCGACTTGTTCAAGAAGTAGTCAACCGGAGCATTTTAGAAAGGGGAACGAACCATGCCTAGCACTGCGATTAGCGCACAAGGAAGCCTGTTGTACATCGGCACGGGCACGGGCGGGGCCAAGACGATCAGCGGCGTAACGGTCGGCAATCCGACGCAGTTCGCCGCGACCGCGCACGGCTTCAATAACGGCGACCGCGTCGCGATTGCCGCATTGACTGGCGCCGATGCCGGGACCTTGAACGGCAACACGTACACGGTGACGCACAAGGAAACGAACGGGTTCGCGATCGAGGTCGACACGACCGGCCTTACGATCACGGCGGGTTCGGGCACGGCGACGCCGGTAACGTTTGCCAAGATCGCGAACGTCCGCAACCTGAACGGCTACGACGGCGTGGCGGTCGAAATCGATGTCTCGAACTTCGACAGCACGGCGAAGGAATACATCCTGGGGCTGCTCGATCCGGGGCACATCACGTTCGAATGCGACGATTACTCGGCCGACGCCGGGCAGGTTGCCCTGCAGGCCCATCAGAACAGCAGCGCGATCGCCAACTTCAAGCACGTACTGCCGAACCTGGACACGCGGACCTTTTCCGGATTCGTGAAAAAGTTCGCGATGACGTCGGCCGTCGATCAGGTCGCCAAGCGCCAGGCTGAGATCCGCATCAGCGGATCGGTCACCAAGACGCCATGACGCTGCTAACGAGGGCAAGCATCATCTCGGCGGCCGATCTGCGCACCGAGGTTATCGAGGTCCCCGAATGGGGCGGGGCGGTCACGATCCGGACGATGACCGGCGTCGATCGGGACGCCTACGAGGCTTCCTCGATCATCACGGACGGCAACGGCAAGCGGCGCGTCGATATGACGAACATGCGCGCCAAGCTTGTCGCGCTGACCGTCGTTGACGATGCCGGGGCGCCGATGTTCACGTTGCGGGACGTCGATGCGATCGGCGCCAAAAGCGCCGCGGCCCTGGATCGGATCTTCCGCGCAGCGCAGCGCTTAAACGGCCTGGGCGCCGATGACGTGGTGGCCGCTGAAAAAAACTCAGGTCCCGGGGCGAGCGCCGGTTCTACTTCCGGCTAGCGCTCGCGCTCGGGACAACGGTGCGGCAATTGCTCGAATGCGTCGATTCGCACGAGCTAACCGAGTGGATGGCATACGATCTGATCGATCCATTCGGCGAGGCGCGCGCTGACTACCGTAGCGCGATCGTCGCCGCGCAGGTAACGAATCATTCGTTTTCTCCTCCGCGGACGTCCGCGCTGCCGAGCGACTTTTGCCCGCGCTTCGAGCGCGATCCGGACGCGTCCGATGGGCCGATCCTGCTCGATGATCCGCAGGCTCAGTCCGATCTGATCGATGAGCGCCTGTACGCGCGCTTCTTCGACGCCGCCAAGGGGAAATAGGCCGTGGCAGGACTCCGGGTTGAGGTCAGCGCGAACGTCGCGCGAATCGCCAATGATATGCAGGCGATCGCCTCGACCGTCGAGGCGCAGCTCTCGCGCATCGATGCATTCCTCGAACGAACCAAGGGCGCGTTCGCCGCCCTCGGGGCCGGCGCCCTGGTCGGGTTCGGCCTCGAGGAAATCGCCGACAAGATCAACGCCGCGATCGAGGCGACCGCGGGGCTTGAAAACTTGGCGGCTAGAACGGGCGCGACGGTTGAGGGACTATCCGCGCTGGCGGCGGTCGCGCGCCTTTCCGGGACCGATACCGAACAGCTCGCGACCGGGCTGACGAAACTAGACAAGTCGATATCGGCCCTGGCGGCAGACACCCCGAAGGCCGTCGCCGCGTTCGCTGCGATCGGCCTGTCGGCGAAAGATTTCGTCGGCCTGTCCGCGGATCAGGCATTCGCAAAGGTTGCGGTCGCGATGTCCGGATATGCCGATGGGGTAGAAAAGACGGCCGCGGCGCAGCTGATTTTCGGAAAGGCCGGCGCGGCGCTGATCCCTGTCTTGCGCGATACGGCCGAGGCCGGGGATCTTGTCGCGACGACGACCGCGCGGCAGGCGCACGAGGCGGAGGAATACGAAAAGACGCTTCGGCGCCTGACGCTCGCAACCGACAGCGTATTTCGGGCGATCGGGGCGCAGATCGTCCCCGCGTTCGATGCATTCGCCCGCGCCATGCTGCAGACGACGACATCGGCCGACGGGCTGAACGCAAGCATAAAAACGATGGCGGCCGACGGATCGATCCGCAGCTGGGCGGAGGAGTCGGCGATAGCGGTCGCCCATGTAGTCGACGCGTTCGACGGCCTATGGCGCGTCGTCAAGGCGACCGGGACGCTGCTCGGGGCGTTCGCTGCATCCGTCGCCCACGGCTTCAAGCTGAGCGCCACCGAGGGCCTCGGCGCCGACATCGACGCCATTTTTCAAAAGCAGACGTTCGCCGACAAGGTCCGCGCGCAGATCGAGGCCGCGCACAAGCGCGATGCCGAACCGCTGCCGCCACCGAAGCCGACGATCGACCTCGGCGCCGCGACGGCCGGCGGCGATCAAAAGGCGCTGCTCGATCAAGCGCTGAAAACCGAGCAGGCGTTCATCAGCGCCGAGAACGATCTGCTCAAGCAACGCGACGAACAGTTAAAGCGCCTGTACGACGACAACCGGCTATCGATCCACGACTATTTCGCTGGGCTGCAGTCGGATCAGGAAAAGCACATCACGGAGGTCTCGAACGCCTACGACCGCGAAATCGCCGCGGTCGAGAACTTCATCCTGCACGCGGAAACGAAGAAGGAGCAGGATGCGGGCAACCTGCGGGTTCTTGAGCTGCAGGCGCAGCAGAGCCGCGCGATTCAGGCCGAGGGCGCGGCGCTGGCGAAGATCACCGACGAACAGGCGCGCGCGACCGAGGCATACACGGCGAAGGTTTCGGCGCTGAACGTTCAGCTGCTCATTCAGCAGGGACGCCTCGCGGAGGCCGCACGGCTGCAAGCCGAGGACACGGACAGGAAATTCAAGCAACGCGCGGCGCTTGAGCCGGGCGGGGCCGGTATCGTGGCCGAGATCGATGCAAGCGAGCGATACAAAACCGCGCTCGGCGGGATCAATGAAAAGAAGGACGAGGCGGCGCTGATCGAGGAAAGGCTGGCGACAACAATCGGGCGCGTCAATCTTTCCGTATCGACCGGGCAGATCAGCGAACTTGAGGGCCTGGCGCGAACCGATGCGGCGCGGCGCGCGGAAATCGATCAGCTCGAAAAGATCGCCGACGATCAGATCCGCATCGCGCAGACGGTCAACGACAACGGCCGATCGCTCGCCGCGGCCGAGGCGTTCAAGCTGAAGATAGATCAGCTCGCGGCCTCGACCGACAGCCTCGCGAAAAAGTTCACCGATATGGAACAGAGCGCATTCGGGACCGAACTCGACAAGGTGATTCAGCGGACCGAATCTGTGACGCAAGCGTTTAAAAATATGTTCGCGTCGATCTTTAGCCAGCTATCGCAGCTCGCGTCCAAGAACATCGCGCAGCAACTTTTCGGCGGCGCGAGCGGCGGGGGAGGCGGCGGCGGTGGCGGGCTCGGCAGCCTCATCAGCAGCCTCGGGCTCGGCGATCTTGCGGCGGGCGGCAGCTACGGTAGTTTTTCCGACGCGCTTGCGGGCATCTTCGGCGGCGGGTTCGCTGAGGGAACGCCGTACGTTCCGCGCGATATGCTCGCGCGCGTTCACGAGGGCGAACGGATTGTGCCGGCCGACGAAAACAACAGCTACTCGGGCGCGACGTTCGGCGGCAGTACGACGGTCCACGTACATATGCCGGCGGGAGTAGAAATTACCCGACAGTCGGCGACCCTCGTCGGCGCCGCCGCGGCACGGCAGGTCAGTATTGCGAGCCGGCGGAACAACTGATGGCCTTCCTCGAAACGCCCCGCTTCCCCGATGCGATCGCGTTTAACGCGCAGGGCG